CAAGAAAAGCGATTGTTCCAAAACGTGGAAGTAATTCGCGACACACATTCAAATGGTTTAACAACAAAGGAAGATGATGAATAACGTACAAACTAGACAAGATGCACTGGCATATGAAGCAACTTTAGGACTCAGCAATGAGGCCGCAGTTGAAGCAGTGGGCAATCGATACGACTTGGTACTAATTGGTGCTCGTCGTGCCAGAGAACTAGGGCGTGGTGATATACCTCGAGTGTCAGGGCCCAAGCACAGTGCCGTGGTCACAGCTCTCAAAGAGATTGAACTTGGACTTGTTGGCCGTGAGTACTTGTACAAGAAATTGGACATCGAACCACGTCGTCGTCACCGGGACAATGGCGGATTCTGATCAGTCAAACAGTGCCAAGGGTAGAGACAGTTTTGATATCACTACTGGCAATACCCTGGTACATTTTTTTAATCGCAACATAACGCCCTACGCCACCAGCACTCTGGGGCCTACGTTTGATCTAGTTCCTGTTGAGAAACAGAAGGATCTCATGATCAATCATGCTAGGATGTATGCCCAGCAAGAGTATGATCGCATCATGGAACTGGTCTCAGTACTAGAAAAACAAGCACAAGACATCCGTCGTAGACTTGATGTGACTGATGCAGTATATGCCGCAGAATACAATTTTCAGATTGTGATGGGTCATTGCTATTGGCTGGTATGGCACAAGCGTCACAGCAAAAATCTGTTGGTACTTACCGGTCCTGACGATTGGAACACAGGCGTGCCAGAAGACTACCAGTACCTAATGCAGGTCAAATACATGGGCGATCACACCTGGCAAGAAGTAATACCTTAGTACTACTTGACCAAAATTGCCCTTTGTGCTATAATAACGTATTAGATGGAGAACAACATGCCCTGGATTGAGAACGTGGCCGCTGCAGATATACCCATGCGGTATCATCACAATGCTGGTCCCAACTCGATGCTGATTCAAATCATGGATCCTGCATCCAGTTGGTGGCCAGAGCCTGCACATGATTTCAAGGAAACTCACCGCTTTGAATTCTTGGATGCCGAAGACAAAGACGGCTTCCCGGACGAAGCAAAGATCTCAGATGAGCAAGCCCAAGAAATTGTGCGTTTGTTGCAACATGCATTGAAGAAGCGCATGAACGTGGTTGTGCATTGCATGGCTGGGTTGTGCCGGTCAGGTGCAGTGGCCGAGGTTGGTGTCATGATGGGATTTAAAGACACTGAAAAGACTCGTATCCCAAATATGCGTGTCAAGCACCGGTTGATGAAACAACTGGGCTGGACATACGATGAAAACGAAAAGCCAGACGACGAAGCCTGGCGCCGAATGAACTTAGACTTTTAAGAAAGGAGCACAAGATGCCAGCTGTATTTTTAGTTAGTGACACGCACTTTGGACATGCCGGTGTCTGTCGCTTCACGCACCCAGACGATCCTGAAGTGAAATTGCGTCCCTGGGACGATCCTGATGAGATGGACGAGGAAATGATCCGTCGTTGGAACGACACAGTTCGTCCCAGTGACAAGGTCTACCACTTGGGTGATGTTGTTATCAACCGCAAGGCCTTGAAAACATTGGCCAGATTGAATGGGGACAAGGTTTTGATCCGCGGCAACCACGACATCTTCCGTGATGACGAGTACCGCGAATACTTTCGTGAGTTACGTGCATACCATGTGATGAACGGAATGATCTTGAGTCATATCCCTGTGCATGAGGCTTCATTGGGTCGATTTGGTGTAAACATTCACGGACACCTGCATGCCACTAGAGTAAAGAAGGCACGTGGTGTTGATGCCAAGACCGGTACTGTGTTGTACTCTACTGAGATTGATCCCCGGTACCATTGTGTATGCGTGGAACAAACTGACTTTGCACCCATATTGTTTGAAGATGCGATCAAACGCATCGAAGCAGAAGGTGGTGTAGTTGGGTTTAGATCCGGCAACGGACCCACTATGTAAAAATAGGCCCCTAGGGGCCTATTTTTTTATTTGAAAAATTTCTCTTGCATCAGTAGGTGTCGCAATAGATCCTCCTAAATCTTCAACAATGCGAACAGCTTTTTGCACAAGTTCAGCATTGGATTTTGCCAATACATTTTTAGACAAATAGATATTATCTTCCAACCCTACACGCACATGTCCGCCATGTAACCAAGTAGCAGCCACCATCGGCATCTCCTCTTTACTAATGCCAAACGCACTCCATACTGCATCTGATGGTAACTGACGTCTAGCGTAATCCACCGCGGTAACAGTGTGATCCCATCCATATTTAATTCCCATAGCAAACTGCCATATAGCACGTGAGTCAATCAGGCCTTGACTTTTGAATTCTAGAGCTAGTCTTAGATCGCCACTGTCGAATAATTCTAATTCTGGAATTACTCCAGCCGATTGCACTTGCTCTAGCATTTCTTTAACAACAAATTTATGATTTATTCTTACTTTATGGTCATGTTGATTCATAGTATTGAAATCTATACTACAAAAATCTGGTTTTATTGCCAAAACATGTTCTGTTCTAATCCTAGCGGGATATAAAAAACTATCTTTTTCTCCCATATGCAAGAATTGTTTTCCTATAGAAAAATGTGCACCACTACCTGTTGTTAAATTGATCAGTAGATCTTTGTTATCTTTTTTGATAAGTTCAACTGTTTTTACATATAAATCCAAATCCATACTACCATGTTTTTTGATTGGGTCTCTTACATGTATATGCACCACCGCGGCGCCTGCCTCTGCGGCTTCGAGTGCAGATGTTGCAATTTCTTCTGGCGTGATAGGCAAGTAAGGTGTGGAATTTGGATCAGTTACCGCGCCGGTAATGGCACAGGTTACTATAGTTTTTTTGGGTCTTACAATACTCATATATTTTTTCCTCCATCAACAACTATCACTTGTCCAGTACAGAATCTCAGCAAAGTTATGCAAGCTTCTACAGCCGAGGCAATATCTACCACTGTAGCCACACGCTGAAGTGGTGTAGTAGTTTTGACCAGTTTATAATAGTTTTCATCGCGATTTGGTACAAAATTTGTCAGTACTGCACCTGGGTTAACACTCATAACCCTAACAGGAGCCATGCTTGATGCTAGCGTTCTTGTTAGACAATCTATACCTGCTTTTGCTGTAGAATAGGCAATATTACTTCCACCGCCGCGATAACCTGCGGTTGATCCAATGTTAACAATTACAGATTCTGGTGTGTCACGAAGCAAAGGTGCAAAAGTTCTAATTGCAGAATAATATGTGCGCAAATTATGTTGTAGAGTTTTGTCAAAAAAATCATCTGTAATTAGGTCTAAATCTGTAGGTGGGTATTGAAATGTTTTTCCTACAGTGTTTACGAGCACATCAATTTTTCCCAACTTTTTGATTTCTGTATAGGCCAACTTTAGTTGATTGTCATCTAACAGATCGGCACACACAACCATATGATTCAAATGAGCATTGGCCAGTGTGTCTATAGCTTTTTGTGCTTTTTCAATGTCACGCCGAACAATACCTACAATCCTGGCACCGTTGGCAGCTAATCTCTCAGCCACAGCAAAACCAATACCGCCCATCATACCGGTTATCACTGCTACTTTACCATTTAAATTATCTAGTGGTTGAAATGTCATACTTTTATATATTGCTCTGCTAACTTAGTTAGGAATTTTTTGTCTATCTTACCAATAGAGGTCAAAGGCCACGATTCTATTGCCCAAATTCTTTTTGGAATTTGATACGTGGCTAAATTTTTTGCGGCAAATTTTATCAATGCATTTTCATCACACGGTTTTGTTAGTTTCACAAAAGCATATGGTTTATGTCCTTTGATTCTGTCTGCCAACCCTATGGCCACAGATTCTTCAACACAATCATGTTGATTCAAAATAGACTCTATTTCAATTGGATAGACTTTGTTACCGCCACATTTTAACATATCATCTACTCGACCAAGATAATAGTAAAATCCTTGCTGATCAATTTGAAATCTATCATTGGTGCTGAACCATTCGGTATCATCTGTCTGAAATTTACTTAAAAGACTTGAAGTTTTAATATGCAACACATCATCGATCAATTTACATTCTACCCAAGGTGCAGGACATCCTGCACTGCCGGGAGGAATTGGCAATTTGTCTGCATTAAAATTTCCAAGAATTACTCCAGTTTCAGTCAGTCCGTAAGGGTTTATTACAGAGACTACGTTTGTAAAAACTTTTTTAATTCTATCTATCAATAAATCATCAGCATAAGAGGCCAATAAATTTATGTGTACCACTGATGTTAAGTTTAGAGACTTTGTTAATGTTTGCTCATCTAGTATCATAGACATCATAGGAGTCACTAAATGAATCATTTGAATTTTGTATTTTTCAATAGATTGTAAAAAAGTTTTTGGATCAAAATTTTGCAAACAAAATACCTGGCAACCATCTAAAATACAATTTGTAAAAACACCCAACCCTACGTTATTAAAAAAAGGATTTGCAATCAACACTCTTGCCTGTTCAAGAGAGGTATCTGATTTTGTTTGGATTTTTTTTTGATGTGACATTGGTACCAAACGGTCTTTGAGAGTAAAATTGACTTTTTTTGGCACGCCTGTGGTACCAGAAGTCATCAAAGTCAAACAAATTCTTTCATAGTTTGGCTCACTTTGTTTGTTACAGTCAATTGCAATTAAACTTTCAAATTCTGATCCAAACTCTATTACAGGTATGTCTCCTGGCACCATGTGTCTATAGTTCTTGTCGCAAAAGACCAAACCAATGTTTGTCTGTTGCATAATAGAATGTATATTGTCCAAGGGAAGTTTAAAATTTATTGGCACACACACATGTTCAGTTTGAAATATAGCAAATGCAGCAATCATCCATGACACTGAATTATTTCCTAGCACCCCAATATTGGAACCCAAAGGAAGATTTAAGTTGTGGATTGATCCAACTAAGTTATTGACACAACGATTAAATTTTGCGCCATTATAAAGTTTGACAGGATCAGTTGAAAGATCAACTGCAATACTGCCTGAGGGAACGGTCAAATGCATACAATATTTACACTAATACTTTTGCATTACAATTTAATCCTTGCTCTATAAAAAACACAGGTGTTTCTTGGTTGACCAAATATTCAAGATCGGTTATAATAGTAACATGAAATTAGAAATCAATGAAATACTACAGTGGACCGGAGCCGTGTTTATCATAGCAGGGCACAGTCTCAACGCCGTGGGCCCTGCGGTGTACCCTTACAACATTCTTGCATTTTTCCTGGGCACAATTTTGTTCATGGCTTGGTCAATCCGTGTTGCAAATAAGCCACAGTTGTTGGTGAACATTGTTGCACTGGCAATTGGGCTTACAGGACTAGCCAAAGCATTTGGTTGACCAATAAATCCCAATTTGCTATAATATACACATAGACACACAAAAGGAGCCACAAATGGACTTGAGCAAAGCATTCGCAAAAGATCAGCAACGACAACGCGAAATTCGCATGTATGGTTGCACTGAAGCTGAACTCCGCGACAGCGTTGAAGACAGCATAACTTTTAAATTTTCTGGAGCCGCAATGGTTGCCGCCGGCATCCTCAGCGATTGCCAAGAAATGGTCAGTTACGGTCCTTATGACAGCGACCGACTGGCCAACATCATGGAAACCCAGCGCCAGATGCTGAATCAGGCCAAGTGGATTTTGTTTGAATACATGAGCAAGGAGACAGCATGAGCCGCATGAGCGACCTCGACGTAGAAATTCAAGACCTGCTGGAAAAGGGCCGGTCTCCCATGGACGTGGCCCGTGAACTGGAAATTCCAGTCTCTTGGGTGTACGAAGAGCCCGAGGCAGTTGAAGAACCTGAAGAAGTTCTTAGCCCGTTTGCTACAATTAACAGTTGACCACTAAATCAACTTCAACTATAATTAAGACTTATTAACTTGAAAGGCACAGCCCATGTCAGATTCCCGTACCGTTACCGCGCTTCAAGCGAAAAAATCTTTGCTCAAAGCATTCCAAGTCAAGCGTCCTTTGTTCCTGTGGGGTCCTCCCGGCATCGGCAAGAGTGAGCTGGTTGAAGGCATTGCCAACGATCTTGGCGGCTTGATGATTGACCTGCGCCTGGGTCAGATGGAGCCCACAGACATTCGTGGTATCCCGTTCTACAACAAGGACATTGGCAAGATGGATTGGGCGCCTCCTGTGGAACTGCCTGATGAAGAAACTGCCGCACAATATCCTATTGTGGTGTTGTTCTTGGACGAACTTAATAGTGCCGCGCCCTCTGTACAGAGTGCCGCGTATCAACTAATTTTGAATCGACGCATTGGCAAGTATAAACTGCCTGACAATGTTGTAATGGTTGCCGCAGGTAACCGTGAAAGCGACAAAGGTGTTACCTATCGCATGCCGACT